CATACATCGCTGTACCTACTTTTCTAAGGCAATATCAATGCAAGCAGGTGGTCAGTGGGATATTCCGATACGTAGCTACTGTAAGCCTATGTGGTTAAACAAAGATACAGACAAGGAAATATTTTAATGATTAGTGGTCAAGATTGGTCAGATAGCGCAACTTGGGTCGGGTTAATTCTTGCTTTGATACTCCTTGGTTTTACTGTGTACGCTTTAATATTTAGGTAAAATTATGTTAGAACAATTAATAGGGCCAGTTTCAGGATTACTTGATAAGTTTATTGAAGACAAAGATAAGAAAGCTGCGTTAGCTCACGAAATAAGCACTATGGCAGAGCGTCACGCTCAAGAACTAGCTAAAGGTCAGTTAGAAGTAAACAAGGTAGAAGCGGCACATAAAAACCTGTTTGTGAGTGGTTGGAGACCCGCAGTGGGCTGGTGCTGTTGTTTAGCTTTACTATACAATACTATACTAGCACCAGTGTTAGCTATTTGGTTTCCTGTGCCTGAAGTGGATAGCTCTTTACTAACTCCCGTGCTAATGGGTATGCTAGGTATGGGGGCGATGCGCTCGTTTGAAAAGAAAAACAATGTAGCAAGAGAAAGGTAAGAGATGAATCAATTTAAATACTTTAAACTAGAAGATTTTAATTGCCAAGAAACTGGCGAAAATTCTATGAACGAAGATTTTATTCATGCTTTAGACCAACTAAGAGCTGCTTGTGGATTTCCTTTTATAATTACAAGTGGGTTTAGGTCTGAGAGCCATAGCGTAGAAAAAATAAAGTCAAAAGGTGGTACTCACACAAAAGGTATTGCTAGTGACATAAAAGTATCTGGTGGTTCTCAACGTGCAAAGATTGTGAAACATGCCTTAGCAATGGGTATGTCTGTTGGAGTTGCAAAAACATTCGTGCATGTAGACGTACGTAAAACAGAACAAATGTGCTGGTGCTACTAACTATAGGCTACCCAAGTAATGGCGCTTAAAAAATTAAGTCTAAAAGCAGGTATTAACCGAGAAAACACTAGATATACTAGCGAAGGTGGTTGGTATGAGTGTGATAAAATACGGTTTCGCCAAGGTACGCCGGAAAAGATTGGTGGGTGGAGGCGTATATCTACAAACACGTTTGAGGGTGTTTGCCGTTCTATATGGAACTGGGTAACTCTTGGTAGTCAAAATCTAGTTGGTGTAGGTACTAATCTAAAGTTTTATATAGAAAACGGAGGAGCGTACTACGATATAACTCCTTTGCGTAAACCTGCTAGTAATCTAACTAATCCTTTCGCAGTAACACAAGGTTCTACTACTGTGGTTGTCACTGATACCAGTGGCGGATATCTTGCAGAGGACTATGTTACTTTTAGTAATGCTTCTGCTGTAGGTGGGTTAACGTTAGATGGTGAGTTTCAGATTGTAGAACTTCTTACTACCACCACATACACAATTACAGCTCCTACTGCGGGACAGTCCTCTGCTACAGGGGGTGGCACAGTATCTGCTGCATACCAAATTAATGTTGGACCTGCCTTTGCCATACCGTTAGTAGGTTGGGGTGCATCCTCTTGGGGGTCTGGGCAGTGGGGTACAGGTTCGGAGTCTACGGAAGACCTAAGACAATGGAGTCAAGCTAACTTTGGTGAAGATTTAATCTTTGGTCCCCGTGGAGGCACACTATATTTTTGGGACGCTAATGCAGTNGGAGGACTAAACTCAAGAGGAGTAGAGTTATCTTCTGTTGCAGGTGCATCTAACGTACCTACTATACATAACTTAACCTTAGTATCAGATATAAGTCGGTTTGTATTTTGTTTTGGCAGTAATGAGTTAGGCGGTACTACGTTAAACCCTATGCTTGTGCGATGGTCAGATCAAGAAGATGCTACAAACTGGACTCCTTCTGCATCTAATCAAGCAGGTGACTTAATACTGTCTAATGGAACTGAAATTGTTGCTGCTAAACAAGCCCGTCAGGAAGTATTGGTTTGGACAGACTCTGCGTTATATTCTTTACAGTATGTTGGAGCACCTGCGGTTTGGACTGCGCAGTTAGTTGGTGAAAACATATCCATTGCGTCTCAGAATGCAGTTGCATACGCAAACGGTATAGCCTACTGGATGGGTAGAGACAAGTTCTACATGTATGATGGACGTACACAGCCTCTACGTTGTGACTTACGTAAATTTATATTTAACGATTTTAACGCTCTTCAGTACCCTCAAGTCTTTGCAGGTACAGTAGAATCATACCATGAAGTATGGTGGTTCTATTGCTCTGCCGGCTCTACCGTAGCAGATAAGTATGTAGTGTATAACTACCTAGATGACATATGGTATTACGGAAACATGTCGCGCTCTGCATGGTTAGACTCTGGTCTTAGAGGTAATCCTCTGGCAGCTACATATAGCAACAATTTAGTTGACCATGAAGAAGGTGTAGATGATGAAGAAACTGCGAACATAACAGCCATAGCAGCGCACGTTGAGTCCGCACAGTTTGATTTAGATGACGGACATCAGTTTATGTTTATATGGCGTGTTATGCCGGACATTAGCTTTGACGGGTCTACATCAAATTCTCCTAGTGTTTCTATGTCCCTACTACCTTTGGCTAATTCAGGTTCAGGCTACAACAACCCCTTATCTGAGGGTGGATCAAACAGCGCGGCTGTTACAAGAACAGCTATAACACCTGTAGAGAAGTTTACAGGTGAAGTATTTACCCGCGTACGCGGTAGACAAATGGCTATAAAAATAGAATCTAGCGAAACTGGTGTGACTTGGCAACTAGGTTCTCCACGAATTGACATGCGACCTGATGGTAGACGCTAATGGCTACAGACAATACTAGATACGAAGTACCTTTTCGTGCCCCCGCTTTGCCGTATCCTCCGAGGGAGTACAATGCGTTAGACTTTGAAGAGTTTAATAAAATACTACGTATTTACTTTAATCAGGTAGATAATGCATTACGAAATGCTACGCTTAATCAACAAGCAGAAGCTACTACTTGGTTTATGGGATAATGGCTAATACTTATACAAATGCAAAAGCAGACCTAACTACCACTAACGCTACAACTTTATATACTGTAGCAAGCCTAACTACGGGTATAATTAAATCTATATTGGTCTCAGAAGATTCTGGTAATGCTGATACTATTACACTTACTATAACTAATGGTACTACTGTGTATAGTTTATTTAAGACAAAAGCCATAGGCGCTAACGCCACAGTAGAACTACTTACTGCCCCCTTAGTATTACAACCAACCGAGATATTAAAAGTTACTGCTGCCACTGCTGATAGGTTACACGTAGTAGCAAGCATTCTAGAGATTACGTAATTATGAGAGTTGTAGACAGTAAAAAGAAAAAATTATCTTTAGCTGAAATAGTTATCATGCACATGGATAATGTAGGTACGGGTGATATCTCTATGGAAGCAGCTATGTTTTCTGTGTTTCAAGAGTTCCAAATGGAAAATTCTATGTCCGTGCAATATGGAAATACTGTGTTTGGTGGTCATAGTGAGCCTAATGGTACTCAGATGTTGGGTAGAGTATTTAACGTAGACACCGCTGAAAACTATATAAACAACATGCTTAAATTTGCAGCAAACATTCAAAAGAAAGGTATAACACACTACCTTGTTACTTTTAACAAAGAGTACGGAGAACAAATTCTTCCTGTGTTAGCTAAATTAAAAGAGGCTTTATCCCCTTTAGGAGGTAATGTAGGAGTAGGTATTTCTGAAGACGAAGAAGATTACATGATATTTGTTTTAATACCTAAAAAACCAATTAAGCAGGCCGCGTAATGTCTTTTGTAGTAGATGCTATAAAGAAAGTTGGTCGTTGGATTGATGATAATATCTTTCAACCTATTAAAGACGTAGGTAGTTGGATTAATGAAAAGATCTTTAAGCCTGTAATTAAGTTTGCAGAAGCACAAATACAAGCCATTCTTGACGATCCTATAAAGGCTATAGCTAAAGCAATTGCAATGTCTAACCCAGCAACTGCTGCTATGTGGCTTGCTGTTATTGAAGGTGTAGATACCGCTATTGCTGGTGGTGATATTGGTGACATTTTAGAGTCTGCCGCTAAAGGATATTTAACAGGTAAAGCAGCAAAATTTGCCGAGAATGTAGGAGACACTGTAGGGTATTATGCAGGAGATGCATTTGGAGGTACTGTAGGTAATGTGGTATCTAAGGTTGTAACTTCAGGCACTGCGCAAGCCATTGATGCTATAGCTGATGGTAGAGACCCATTAGAAGCGTTTAAGATGGGCGCTATATCTACCGGAGTTGGATTAACTTTAGGTAAAATAAACACCGAATTAGAAGGTAAGTATGACGAATTACCTGATGTAGCTAAAAACGTAATACAGGCTAGCATAACTGACTTAGTTATAAACGGTGAGGTTAGTGAACTAACCCTATCTCGCGCTATAACCAATAGCATAATAACCGCTCAAGCAGTAGATGACTTCTTAGATAAAGCAGGGCTTGGAGATTGGACCCCTGACGATGCAACTGATCGCATGAACGAAGGTACTCTAGGCACTATAACAGCCGTAATACAAAACACCGTAGCTTATGCTGCCGCAGGAGAAAGCGGAAGTGATGCCTTTGGAAGGACGTTAGTAAGTCGTGTAGTTAGTGAAGCAGTTAAATCTTATCAAGAAGGAACCTTGTTTGAAGACATGCAAGACACCTTTAGTCGTTTATCTGGTAAGTATACTGCGGCTAGAGAAAATGCAGAAGCTATAGATAATTTTGTAACAAACAAACATGTACCAGAAGTTGAAGAATACAACGAGATAGCTAAAGCTATAGGTGACGCTGCTACTGAAGTACAAGCTCTTGAAGATGCAGCAGAAGATGCAAGAGGCGCGTATAATGAAGTTCTAATGGAAGAAGGGGGCACAAAAGATGGTGTTCCAGAAAGTGACATATTAAAACAATTAAGAGAAACCGCAGAAGCTAACGAAGAAGCATTTAATACTGCTAGATCAGACTTTGAAGATAATGTAACCAATGTTTGGAACCCACGTTTAACAGAGTTAAATGAATCATTAAACAATGCCGAGGCAGAGTATAACGAATTAATAGCAAACTATACTGAATCGCTAGATGAGTTAAATGAAGCTACTGTAGAAAGTAATGACGAGCTAGCGCCTCGCATAGCGTCTCTTAATGAGGCTGTAGCAACACAAATAGCACCCGACGCAGATTGGGAGTTTTACCAAGAACAAAATGGCTTTGATACCAAAGAAGAAGCTATTCAACATTACTTATCTCAAGGTCTAGCATCTAACGCGCCTACTACACAAGCTGCTTTAGACTATAACAATAAAATAGAAACTCAAAACACACAAAATCAAATAGTTCAAGACGTACTAGATAAAACTCTTGGCGATGGTGGCGAACGTTTTGAGGATATGTCCCTTGCAGACAAACAAAAAGCCTATGAAGCTTTATCAGAGATAGCAGAAAAAGAAGGCGTATCTATAGAAGAATTAGATATAAATAACGACAGCCAGTTTGCCGGAATAATAGATGCGTTAAAACTAAATGGTTTCCTACAAGTAACTACAGATGCAGATGGAAATCAAAACACAACTAGAATTGTATCTAATGATCCTATTGAAATTAATTATGCTGACGGACTTACTAATAGTGATTTAGCTAACGGCTCTGCAACTCTTGTATACAATAATGAAACAGGTAAATACGACACGGTATTTGTACCTCAACAACCTACAGTTTATAACGGTCAAATACTCGCGCAAGACAATAATGGCGAGTTTTATATAGATGAAGGTCTTACAGGAGAACAACGAAGATATGTAGATGGTACTACTGGAGCAATTTACACAAAAGATGAAAACGGTGTTCCTATACCTGTTAGTAACGAAGCAGGTGAAATCCTTAATATAGATAGCAGGGAATTCCTAGACTCAGACTCCTCTGAAGATACAGATCCTGAAGCAGATACAGG